GTCCTGGAAGAACACCTCCATTAAATATACCTTCAGGTCTATTCTTTACTTTACCAGAATTAAATTTTGCAATCCCTGCATTATTTGCTGGCTCTCAAACTAAAATGCCAGAACCACCATCCAAATCAACTAATATAATGCCGGGTGGTTATTTTGCAATGGGTTGGGCTGCTGGATATGTTTCTCCTATTGAAGATGAAGCAACTGATATTGTGAGTAAAATTAAGGAGATATTGTTCTAATGGCAACCTCGAATTGTATTGATGTAACTGACCAAGTCACAATGAATAAACTCGGCCTTGGGCCGGGAGTTAATTTAAATGATAAAGGCGAATATACCTTAAATCAGATTGATGTATTTGCAGCACAATTTATTGAGAATATGGATTCCGATAAGGAAGATAATCCGGTTGGAATTTTATACAATCAATATGGTGACGATTTATATAAAGCAAGTGATTATATTAATGCATTACAAAGTACTCTTACCGATGGTGATTATCCTTCTTTAGACAGGAGATGGTCAACTGGTAATATTACAATTGTTGAATTTGCAGATTTTATAAACTCTTATAACTATACACCAGCTGGTGTTTTAAATAGTGATTTAACAAAACTCGCCAGAACATTGGATTCATATTATGCTGATACATTTGATGAGAGTGCATTGGGTGGTTTCTGTGCATTAATGCCACAAATTTTTGGTCAAATCGATGCCTTCTTTACATTGGTTGGTCAAATAGAGGATGCAATTGCAGATACATTGGCGTTTATTAATAAAATTAGATCTTATGAATTCTTTTCAAAGGAAGCAGAAAAGCAATTAGTTAAACAACTTATAGAGGAACTTAAAAAGAAAGTTGGAGATGTAATTGACGATATTATCCAAGAGGTTCAGGACGCAATAGAAAACTTTAGTATTACTGATATAATAGGTGATATAGAAACCTTTTATAATAAAAATATAGCAAAACCTGTAATGACAGCAGCGTCACAATCTTGTGCTTTCTTTACTGATGAAAATAAAAAGACATTTAAGGAAAAGATAATTGCGTTAATAGACTATTTTGTCAGTCTATTTGAAAGCCCTAATTTGGAAGCTATCCAAATGATGATTTCTCGTTTCTGTGCCTTGGTTTCTAATGTGGAAGCGTTGGTTCGCGACATTAAAAAGCCTTTAGACGATTACACATTGCGATTTACAACAATTACAAATAGACTTAAAACGATTTCAAACATTAATACATCGACCGCAATAAGAGCAGGAGCCATAAGATATTCTCCAGCTGTTCGGAAAGATAAAATAAATAGATTGGAGGCACGCTGGACTGACCCTGGAGGAAGTAATTTCACACCGTCAGGCAACGCACCTCAAAATGTGCCAGAACCAACAGCTGCTGAATATGCTGATTTACCACCTTGTGGGCAAGTATTTAAGGGTGCTAATGACAAGATAAAACTTGAAGGCGATTGGATGGACGAAAAGGAAGGAGTTGGTATCTACGGATATACAAGAATCGACCTTGATGTTAAAGTTTACCTAATGAGAGTTCAAGAAGAAATAGGTGGCACATTTACTATTAATTATGGTTGGACCAGTAAAGCTTATAATAAGAAATTAAAGGGCAATGAAAATAATGCTCATTTAAGCGGATTGGTTATAGATGTTAAAAAAGACATGGCCGATGTTGATGCATTTATAGATTCGGCACTTAAAAATGGATTTAAATTCGCAAAAGAATATGATAAATCCATTCATTTAGATATAAGAGAGATACCAGGACAATGACAGTAGATGTTTTCACACCCAGAACCAAAAAGGTCAATTTATATTCTGACTTTCATAAAGACCTGCGTGTCAGTCCTATATCAAAAGACCTTGCATTAATGAAGGACGAAGACTCAGTAAAACAGTCAATTAGAAATCTAATGTTAACTGACCCAGGCGAAAGACTTATGCAACCAAACATAGGTGGTGGTATTAGGGAATTGTTATTTGAACAAATGACTCCCGGTACATTAAAACTTATGGAAGAAAATATTGTTGATACCATAGAGATATACGAACCAAGAGCAGAACTTATAGATGTGCGTGTGATTGCAGGCTTAGACGATACACACGTAAATATTAGTGTATTATTTTCGGTGCGAAACGAAGAACAACCTATTCAGTTAGACGTTATTTTAGACAGGACAAGATAAAAATGGCCAATCCAAAAACCCCAATTACAGAACTTGACTTTGATAGTATTAAAAGTCAACTTAAAACATATTTAAAGACACAGACGCAATTTAAAGATTACAATTTTGAAGGTAGTAACCTATCAGCTATGCTTGATGTTCTTGCTTTCAACTCGTTTCAAAATAATTTCTATACTAATATGGCAATTAATGAAATGTTTCTTGATTCGGCTGTACTTAAAAATAGTATAGTTTCTCATGCTAAGGAATTAAACTATATTCCAAGGTCTCGTAAATCTGCAAAAGCAACTGTAACAGTAGAAATTACAGACCCAACGCTTGAAGATTCCACTATAACGATTCCACAATATAGTCAATTTACAGCAACATATCAAGGTGAAACATATACGTTTGTTACTGACCAAGTATATGTTGCAAAAAGAGTTGGTGTTGGTCAATATACTGCTGAAAATGTAGATATCTACGAAGGCCAAATGTTAACCAGTTTCCAAAGAGAAGGCTTTATTGTAGATGCTGATGGTGTTCTTAGAGTTCAGCTAACAAATAGTGAAGTTGATACCGACAGTATTGTAGTATTCGTTGATGCGGAAGCCACTGAGGACCAAAATGTGTTTACAAAGGCAACCACAATATTTGGTGTCGGTCCTGATGATTTAGTATTTTATTTAGAACCATATCTTGATGACAGATATGCAATTTATTTTGGTGCGAATAAATTTGGTCTACAACCTGAAGAGCAGGAAGATGTTCGTGTAAGGTATCGTATTTGTTCTGGTGAAGAGGCTAACGATGCTTCATCATTCAGTACATCATTCCTTGAAGGCGCAACAATTAATGTTGTAACTACCAGTCCTGCTGCAGGCGGTGCTGATAGAGAAACAATGGAGAGTATTAGATATTTTGCTCCTAAAGCATTACAGATTCAGGAACGTGCTGTAACAACATCTGATTATGAAATACTATTAAAACAAAGATTCCCTGAAATTACAGCTGTATCTGCATACGGTGGAGAACAATTAGATCCACCTCAATATGGTAAAGTTGCCATATCAGTTTATCTTGCAGACGATACAACGCTTATTTCATCTTCACTTTCTGCTGGATATATTAATTATCTTTCCTCAAAATCACCATTAGGTATTGAACCTTTCTTTGTTCAGACCAAATTTATATATGCAGACGTTACTGTTAACTCAACATATTCAACAAAGAGAACTGAAAAATCAGAACCTGAACTTGAAAGTTTAATTAGAGCTCAAGTACAAAGTTATTCAGACACAAATTTAGAAAATTTTGATACAACACTTCGTTTATCAAAACTTAATGCTCAGATTGATTTACTTGATGAAGGTATTGAAAGTAACAGTATTGAGATTATGCCTATTATTGAATATGCTCCAGTTGCAAATTTTGAAACAAACCCAACATTTAAATTTGATGCAGAATTAATTAAACCATATCCATATAAAAGTACAAACGGTTTTGTAGATTACAAACCTGCTATTAAGAGTAGTGTTTTTGATGATAAATCTGGAACTTGTGTATTTTTACAAGATGATGGTACTGGTATTATGATGACAGTAACAGACGATATCTCAAACCCACAAATTATCAACCCAGCTGCTGGTACAGTAAATTATAAAACTGGTGAAGTCAAACTTACCAAGTTTATTGCAAGTGCATATACTGGCGCAGGAATTAAAATAACTGCAAGGTTAAAAAATAGTGATGTTGTTGCTCCAAAAGGACGAGTGTTTATTATTAGAGACACGGACGTAAAAGTAGTAATGACAAATGAGTCTACTGGATTATCAGCCTCAAACAATACAGGAACTGGTGCGACAACATCGGCATCTAGAAATTCTGGTAGTACTGGTGGTTCAAGTTCCAGTTCATCTGGATCCGGTTATTAATTAGGAAAAATTTATGGCAACCCAAGGCGAGATAGAAAAAAATATAGCCTTTTTCATTAAACACCAATTCCCTGGTATTTACAGGGAGGAAGGTTCTGAGCTCGTCCAATTAGTAGAAGATTACTATAAGTTTGCCGAGACACAAACAAATCAACACGTACATATTTCTCGTAGGTATAGTGAATATAGAGATGTAGACACAACACTAGCAAGTATGATTGTGTTTTTCCAAAAGAAATTCCTTTCTGACTTGCCTCTCAAATCAGATGTTATTAAGTTTATTGTTAAAAACATCCAAGATCTCTATCGCAGAAAAGGAACACCAGCTGGTATTGAACTATTCTTTGGTATTTTCTATGAGGAATTTGATGTAGACATTGTCTATCCTGCCAAGAAAATGTTTAAGGCTTCTAATAGTCAATGGAGTCAAGGAACGTATCTTCAATTATATCCAAACTCAGGTATATTCTTTTCAAAGACAGATAAACGATATGAATATAGTGATTTAATTTCTCGTAATATTACTGGTTCGGCTTCTGGTGCAAAGGCAGCTGTAAGTAAAATTAACTTTGTTGTATTAAATGGTATTCAAACTCCTATCATTTATATTGATGAATTAAGAGGCTCGTTTACTCAGTATGACGAATTAATTGTTAACATTGCTGGAGAGGTTATAACATTTGGTCGAGTAAATGGCTCATTAAGTGCTATTGCAATTGATGATGACTATCCAGGAACGACAGGAAATAAAATTGGTGATGTATTTGATGTAACGTCAGAATTTGGTGGAGGTGGTAAAGCTGTTGTCACAGAACTATCAGATAAAATTACTGGTGAAATTGATTACACACTTGATAATGGTGGTTATGGTTATACTATAGCCAATACAAAACTTTTGGTTTCCAATCAAACCTTGGTTGTGAATAACCCAAATAAAGATTTTATTATTTACGAAACACTACAAGATAGTGCCGGCAACGAAGGTATTAT